ATAATAACTGGAGTTATAAATGAACCTTTCCTCTGCATTTAAAGCCGCAATGCACGTACTGACGTGTGACCTGTTTAAAACAGAAAAAAAGAAAAGAAAAACTTATAAGAGATCAAAAGCAAAACTGTATGACACAAAAAAATTTACCTGCCTGGAGCATGACCGCTGCCTGCGTGAGTTCAAATACTGGCAAGATAACCATCCTAAAACGCAATCAGGTTATCGCTGCTTCAGTAAAGAGCAGCTAGCAGAATACATGAACAGTATCTTTGGCTGCAACAAGAGTGTCTCTACCTACTCAAGAATATACAACGGCACAACACCACGTCCGATACCTCGCATTGACGATATCGGCAAATAATAAATCCAGTAGGTGATAACCATGATTAAAAAAATCCTAGCAGTAGGACTTATACACATCGTCCCTAGAATACTGGACGAAGCTGTTAAAGCTACACCGAAGATAGCTGACAGCGTCTATGAGTTTGGTACAGAACTACTTTTTGGAAAAGACAAATCAGTTAAACGTAAGCAAGATAACACTCGCTTATCTCCGGCAGCCAAGGAAGAGATACGTGACCAGTACCTGTGTATGAAAGATTGTAGAAGCCTGATTGATGGTACTCCATGCAATACACAACAACAACTCACTGACCTTTTAAATGCTAAATACGGCCTTAAAAAAAGTCGGGCAACTTATGCCAGGATCTGGAACTCATGAAAGCAATAAAAGATATGAAGTATTTCGAACCTGCTGAGAGATTAGTAAATGTTCTGAAAAATAAAACTCAGAACAAAAACTCGCTATTCTTTCGTGTGCTGGTTGCTTATACCTTTTCTAAAGCAGCTTCCATGATGCGGGTTGATATCAAGACCCATGACCGGGGTAATATCCCTGTCAGTCTGTACTGTATCAATCTGTCTACTTCCGGCACCGGTAAAGGACATTCGATGAATATCATCGAGGAGCAGGTACTCAACAAATTCAAGGAACGTTTCCTGGAAGAGACCCTACCTACTATAGCCACCAAGAACCTGGCTCGTCTGGCATTAAAAAGATCAATCGCTTCTGGTGAAAAAGAAGAAGATGAGATGATGCGTGTACAGAAAGAATACGATGACCTGGGTGAACTGGCCTTCTCTTTTGACGGGGGTACTACCCCGGCGGTAAAGCAGATGCGTCACAAGATGCTGATGGCAGAAGCTGGCTCTATTAACCTGGAGATCGATGAGATAGGTAGTAACCTTTCCGGTAACCTGGAAGTACTCAACAGTTTCCTGGAGCTGTTCGATGTCGGTAAGATAAAGCAAAAGCTGATCAAGAATACCAGTGAGAACAAACGCAATAAAGAAATAGACGGACGCACACCTACCAACATGATGCTGTTTGGTACGCCAAGCAAGCTGCTGAATGGTGGTAAGGAAGAAGCCGAGTTCTACGCATTACTGGAAACTGGTTATGCACGTCGCTGTGTCTTTGGTTACCACAAAAAACCAAAGACAGACATCAACATGACAGAGCATGAGCTGTACGACATGCTGACAGATAAGAAGTCTTTGGATTATGTCAAAGATCTGTCTAACAAGCTGGGTCGTTTAGCTGATCCAATGAACTTCGGGCAAACACTGGCCATGAGCAAAGATGTTAGCCTGCAGCTACTACGCTACAAAATAAATTGTGACATCCTCTCAGACGAGATGAAAGAACATGAAGACATGGCCCGTGCTGAAATGACACACCGGTATTACAAGGCATTGAAACTGGCAGGAGCTTACGCTTTTATCGATGGCAGTCATGAGGTTACGGAGGATCACCTGCATTGTGCTATCAAACTGGTAGAAGAATCCGGTAATGCTTTCGCCAAGATACTGACCCGTGAGCGTAATTACGTGAAGCTGGCTAAATACCTGGCCAACATAGGCCGTGAGGTCACCGCTGTGGACCTGGTAGAGGACTTACCATTCTACCGGGGAGCTGAGGCCCAGAAACGTGAACTGATGTCTCTAGCGATAGCTTATGGCTATAAGAATAACATTATCATAAAGAAAAGCTATGACCAGAACATCGAGTTCTTCACCGGTGAGTCAATGGAAGTAACGGATCTTAATAAGATGCGAATCTCTTACAGCCAGGCGATTACTGAAGGCTACCGTGCAGAATATGCTCCTTTCGACCAGTTACATAAGTTAACCAGTGCTGCTAATCACCACTATACCGCACATCACTGGTTGGATGGGTACCGTAACAGAACAAATCTCTTACAGGGATTTAACATGGTAATACTGGATATTGATAAAAATATTAACCTTCAGACAGCCCAGACCCTGTTATCTGATTATAAGTGCTTATTCGCTACCACTAAGCGTCATACCGATGCCAATAACCGTTTTCGTATCATCATGCCGATGACACATACGGTTAAGCTGGATGCTGAAGGTTACGCCAAGTTCATGGAGAATGTATTTAATTGGTTGCCTTTTGAGGTGGATGCACAGACTAAGGATGTTGCCCGTAAATGGGAAACTTTTCCAGGTAATCACATCTATCAGGAAGGTGCTTTGCTGGACGCCACATTATTTATACCTCAGACCCGTAAGGAAGAGGAACAGTCTCAGAAAGTTCTGGATAACAATGCATTGACCAATATTGAGCGATGGTTCCATCTCAATACTGATAAAGGTAACCGGTCTAATCAGCTTATCCGTTATGCGTTGGTACTGGTAGATAATGGGCAGGCTATTGAAACCATACGACAGGCAGTACTGTCATTTAACAGTAAGTTAAAAGAATCACTGTCAGAAGATGAGATCAATAACACCATAATGATAACTGTTATCAAAGCGGTTACCACCAGAGACATGAAAGCAAAACAAGTTGTTGTATGAGTGCCATAACCAACAGTAGAAAACTATTAACAGTAGAGGATGAAACTCTTATCGCTGCATGTAAGGTAGAACGGGAACGTTTAAAGAAACAATATGCCGAACTCAGCGATAGGGCTTTAGCCAAAAAATTTAATGTAAGTCATCGAACAATCGGGAGAGTGTAACTAATGACAACCCACGTAAACGACAATCTAGTATTGATTGTTGGTAAATCAGCCACCGGTAAGAGTGCATCTTTACGCGCCTTACAAAACCAGGAAGGTGTAATGTATCTCAACTGTGAGAATAACAAAAAGCTTCCTTTCAAAACCAAGTTTAACCAGTATACTGTAACGGATCCTGAACAGGTTCGTGAAGGTATAATCGCTGCTGAAGGCATGGATAATATCCACACCATCGTCATCGATACACTGACCTACATGATGGACATGTATGAGAGCGTGCACGTTCTGCCCTCTACAAATACCATGCAGGCCTGGGGTAACTATGCGCAATTCTTGAAAACTCTCATGAGCCAGCAAGTGGCTGCATCAACCAAGAATATCATTTTCTTGGCTCATACCATGGATGTGCTTAATGAGGCAGAAATGGTTAACGAAACCCTGGTGAAGGTGAAAGGTTCACTGATGAACATCGGTGTGGAATCATTCTTCAGTACAGTTGTTGCTACCAAGAAAGTTCCTATTAAGAAACTGGAAGGATATGGCTCCCCTCTGTTGAATATCACACCACAGGAAGAATCACTGGGTTTCAAGTACGTCTTCCAGACCCTACTGACCAAGGAAACAGTCAACGAGCGCATACGTAGCAGCATCGGTATGTGGGAAGACAAGGAGACTTACATCGATAACGATGCACAGCTGGTTATAAACCGCTTGCACGAATATTACGCTTAATAACACATAAATAAAGGTAACAAAAATGTTTGATAATTTAAAAACTGACGACACCATCAAATCAAGTGGTGACGTAATCGGCGGATACCAGGTACTGGAATCTGGTCTCTATGACTTCACTGTAGAAATGGCCTACATCGATTATTCGAAAAAAACGAATGCCATGAGCTTCAACCTGCACCTTAAAGGTGATAACGGTGAGATGCTGCGTACAGAGCAATGGGTTGCTTCTGGCGATGCAAAAGGCAACAAAAACTACTACCTGGACAAGAAAACTGAAGAGAAAAAGTATCTCCCTGGTTTCGTGGTCAGTAATGATATTGCCCTGCTGGCTGCCGGTAAGAATCTCAATGATCTCGACTTCGAAGATAAAGCACTGAAGCTTTGGGACTCTTCACAAGGTAAAGAAACTACTCAGACCAAAAAGGTAGCTACCAACCTGATCGGTGCACAGATCACTCTGGGTGTACTGAAAGAAAACGTCGACAAAAATGTTGATGTCGGTGGTGGTAATTACCAGCCTACCGGTGAAACTCGTGATCAGAACGAAATCGATAAGGCCTTCCGCAGAGCGGATGGTTTTACCGTTCTGGAAATCACTGCAGAATCCAGCGAACCTGTGTTCAAGCAGAAATGGGCAGACAAGAACACCGGCATTACCCGCATGAATGCTAAGGGTGCTGGTGCTGGTGCTCCTGTAAGCAAGATGAATGTTGGTAACGCTCAGTCTGCACAGGCAGCGGATGCCACAGTCTCTATGTTTGCTGTTCCGTCGTAACTGTTCAAGCGCGATAGGATTAGACATACGCATTATGCGCTATATAAATGCAAGTAGATAATGTCCGAATGGGTGGGATGCCTTTAAAAACCAAGATTAGCTAGACCTCATACTCTGCTCCCAGATATCTTAGTTCAGATATCGGTGATTCACCTGAAGTAATTCTTCGGGGTCTGATGGACAGACGAACGGTGCTATGACAAATCCTCCTACGCAGACCGCTGTAAGGGGGTACAGAATTCATCATAGAAGTTCACGACACCCGAGCTGTAAGAGGGTAACTGAGCGGTCTCATGAATTAGGGGCCTGTAGCCGAAACTCGAACAGAACGGAGGGTAGCCTATACCCT